CTGCATACGGGAATCCCCCGTATGCAGTGTTTGTGAATATTTGGCAGTTTTGCCCTTGTAGACCATAGCGTCTTTCTAGGCAGTTTTGCCTATTGAGATTACTACGTCTATTTGATGTTTACATAAAAATTTTATTCTAAGTATTGATCGTGCTAAACTAGCGATTACCCATTTTTGTAATGGAAACCACAACGACGGTTTGGACATCTGTTATGTCCTAGTCCGTGTCTTGTTTTATGCAAGGAATTATCAGGCTACCACCTGATTTGCTCGTTCGTTGAGCATTTTGGTCCTTTTTGGACCACCACCCCTTTTTGGGGATTTTGCCCTTATTGAGTTCGTGTCATTGACACTTATTCTTTTTGGGCTTTGCGATTTATCGCATTGGTCACGATGACCATCACTCGTACTTTGAGTGTAAAGATTCTCTCTCTTTGAGATGTAGAGCTATACCTGGTTACTAATCTTAGTCGATTTAAGTACACCTTCACATATTTCCTTTAGAGTTGAAGCTCATTGGATTAGGTTTTTGCCAATTCCTTTCCAACCCTTTCGAGGTATAGGGAAATATGTGATAGTTTACAATAACGTAGAAGATTTCAGTATTATGTGTGTGTGTAGACCGGTACCTTAGGATAAATCCGAAATTCTGATCACACATGTTCTATTGCTTGTAGAATACTATATGACCAATGTTTGAGAATAGGGTTAACAAAGTTCCCCGTTCATCAAATAACAATACTCCACCCTTCATGAAATAAAGTTGCTATATTGATAATAAACGTTTAATAGGTGGAAATATTGGCAAAATGGATCTTCAACAAGTCGATCCAAGTTCTTTGAAAGAACAACGTCGGTCCTCTTACCGACGCAAAACCCAAAATGAGAGTGCCTCTTCTCGTCGTCCATACGTGGACAACAAGAAGTGGAAACACTCACAGCAGTGGAAGGAGGCTCCAAAGTTAACTTTGGAACCTCATTTTGGACTTGAATCCATTACCACTGCGTCCTTCGCTCTTGATGCCCTTTCGAAATTTTCGAAAGTGGACATTCCCGACAAGATTTTGCGTGAAGTTGAAGGTCTCCTTCTTCTCATCGTGAATCTTTCCCAACAAACAACGGCTCTCGGAGTTACTACTTCAATTTTGACGTGGTTGCAAGGACGTTTCACATCGTCTATGTGCAAAGTCATTAGTGAGTTCGTTGATGAAGTTTTGATTACACCCCAATCCAATGTTACACCAGATTGGTTAGATTGTCTTCGTGACGTCCGTACCAATTGGCAGCTATGCAAATCGAATCGAGCCTTTCGCCAAATATCGAAATTGCTTGGTTGCCTAGTTACCTTGGGTCTTTGTGACATCTCTGACTTGACATTCAATCTTGGCAAATTTAAGATTTTCGAACCTGAAATTGCCGATAGACATATGTCTGCTTTCGATGTCGCTGATGCTATGTTTGAGACTGTTGTCTTTTTTGTTGAAGGTGCGTATCTTTGTTTCCAAACAGGTTCTTTGAAGCCTCTTTTGGTCAATGATCGCACATCAATGGAATTAGACACCGAATTCGCACAAATTTCTGCTTGGTACGACTTGGTGCGAAATGGTAATTTGCGCAAATTTGCTGATATGTCAGATCAAGAATTTGAGAAACGATTGAATAGACTTTCATCTGCTCTTAAAAATTTGTCTGATACTCTCAGAGGTCTCGATAAGAAACTCGTGTTGGATAAGTTCCAAAAAGTTCTTCGTATGCAAAATGAATTTGTAGCCATGAAATTGGCTTCAGGTGTCAGGCGCTCGCCATGGGGCATTGAATTGTTTGGTGCTAGTAGCCAAGGAAAGACCACATTGGGTGATCAGCTCCTCGATGCTGTACTAATTAGTCAAGATTTGCCCATTGGTAAGGAATATCGCTGTGCATACAATGCTGGTGATAAATTCATGTCTAATTGGACCACTGACAAGCTCGTCATGATTTTTGATGACATGTCAAATGGTAAATCTCAATTTGTTGAACGCCCACCAACGCAAGCCATAATTGATGTTGTGAACAATCAAATGTTTTACGCGCCCAAGGCTGAATTGGAGGCGAAAGGCAAGTGTTTTGTGGAACCAATGATTGCAATGGCTACTACGAACGTAAAGAATCTTGACGCTGGACTCTATTCCAATTGTCCATATTCTATACAACGTAGATTGAAGTGCATCACTGTGAATGCGAAACGTGAATTCCAACGTATTGAAAATGGTGTCGCATGCGGCATTGACTCGGAAAAAGTCAGAAACCACTACACTATCGATGGTGCTTACACGCCCCCTGTTTTTGATGATATTTGGTTTGTTACCATAGAACAAGCAGTTCAACCCAACTCGTTGACTGTTGTTGCTGATTACAAACCAATCATCTGGCAGGGTAAAGAGATGAAAGACATTTCCATGGGTGAATGTATTCAATGGGCCATTGAAGATTTCGCTTTACATTTGCGCAACCAGGATGCATTGCTCCAAAGTATGCGCGAACGTGAAAGCAAAATGAAGAAGTGCTCTCATGAAGGATGCATACATTTGGAAGGTAACTGTCCTTACCATTGTGTTCCTTGTCAGGAACCTCACTTTGGTATCGAGACTGTGTCGTCTATTCGCCGTTTGATTTACGGAGTGCAAAATCCAATGCCTATTATAAATGGTGTGTATGATCGTCTCGATCTTGAAGCATCCCGAGTAGTTTATGCAAAAGGTTCAGCACTCTTGAGTTCTTGGGACTGGGTGACTCTGCTTCCGAAGTGTTGCTTTGAGCACCAATACTCTCTACCAGTATTTCGGTGGCTATTCTCTGATCAGCTATCTCGTAATTACTCATACGAAGTTCTGCGTCTCCAGTTGACCATGTGTTTCTTTGCCATTTTGGCTGTCTTTTTCTTCAAATATATCTGTTTTCTACCGTTGTTCATCCTCTACTATCACTACATGAGGGCTAGAGGAATGTTACGCGAAAGAGTGGAAAATGACTTGTTTGAAGATTTGCGACACCGAAATGTGGAGCTAACACCCATGATCAGGAAATACCGTGATGAATATGCCAAATATATTTGTGGCATCTCCATTGGTATTGCTGCTCTCTATGGGCTTTCACGAGCCTATCGAGCATACAGGAATAACCAACAGGTGAGCCAAGGTTCTTTGGAACCGCGCACCCCATCAGATGTCACCCAACGCGACAATGAGTCGAACGTGTGGACTAATGTGGTCAAGCGTGATTTACCCATCACTGAAATTTCAAAGAGAATGTCAGCAAGTCAGTTGCAAGATGTTGTCAGTAAAGCTTTGGTGTATGGTACAGTTCATAGTGACAAAATGAATGGTATGGTTAATGGTCTCATGTTGACATCTAATGTCATGTTGATTCCATATCACTATTTTGAGTTCTTCGGTAATGAAATGCGATGTACCTTTCGTAAACGCAATCCAGAAGCATCTGGTGGTAAATTTGTTGCCATATTGAGTTTATCGTGTGCGCATCGTGTCCCAGATACTGATATGTGCGTTTGCTATGTCTCTTCTGGTGGATCTTTCAAGAACCTGTTGAATTTCTTCCCAACTGGTCACATGCCATCCGTACCCTTCCGCATGTTGTGGCGTGAAAAGAGTGGTAATGTGATTACGGCCAAAGGCCTTACGCAACCACAAATTGTCACCACCACATCTAGTTTTGATGGGGGTATGTATCAAAATTTGTCTATGAATACATTTCGTGGACTATGTGGTGCTACTCTCATTTCTGAAACGCAGGGCAGTGTCATCTTAGGTATCCACTTAGGTGGTACGGAGGGCACACCTGTCGGATGTTATGGTGCAATTACGCAGCAATCAATCTTTGCTGCACTCAGTGCAATTAGGAAGATGGATGGAGTTATTTTGTCTGGTGAGGCTGGTGTTTTCCAGACCACCGTATTGGGTGTCCAATTAGTTGGGGGTGATGAACTGCATTCTAAGAGTGCTTTGAATTTCCTCCCCACTGATTCTCAAGTCGAATACCTAGGATCTTGTCCTGGCAGAGCTCTCACCAAAACTGGTGTCAAAAACACGCCTATCAGCGTGCATGTGGCAGAAGTTTGTGGTGTGCCCAACATTTACCGAGGCCCTAAACTCAATCCTGATTGGTATGGGTGGCAGACATGTCTATCCAACCTTGCCACACCGGCTCACCCGTTTTCATGCGCATTGCTCCAAAAAGCTGTGCGTGATTATAAAGAGCCTTTGTTGCCTATTTTCCGGCACGTGATGTGGAATGATGCCAGACCCCTCACTGATCACGAAAATTTGTGTGGTGTAACCGGGAAGAAATTCATGGATGCTATCAAATTGAACACATCTGTGGGATTTCCCTTGAGCGGACCTAAGCGCAATTTCGTGACTGAACTCGAGCCAACGGAAGAAAAACCCAATAATCGCATCCTTGATGATGTTCTGATGACTGAAATTAGTCGTATAGAAGATTGTTACAAACGCGGTGAGAGGGGTTATCCCATTGCGAAAGCGTGCAAAAAAGATGAGATTTTGTCCAAAGACAAGTGTCGCATTTTCTATAGCAATGCATTATCGTTGACGTGGCTTATTCGCAAGTATTATCTTCCAGTACTTAGGGTTCTACAAATGAATCCTATTGTATCCGAGTGTGCTGTGGGTATCAACTCTTATGGAACAGAGTGGGAAGAGTTCCATCAACATGCCACAAAATTTGGCATGGATCGTTTGTTTGGCGGTGATTACGGTAAATACGACCAAAAGTTACCATCCCAGCTGATTTTTGCTGCATTGCGAGTATTGATAGATTTTGCGCGTGAGTGTGATTATAGCGAAGAAGATTTGAATGTTATGGAAGCCATGACGGGAGATATCGTCTTCGCCTATATCGCGTTCAATGGTGATCTTATTGGGCTCACAGAAGGAGCACATATCAGCGGTAATTCATTGACAGTCATTATCAATGGTATTTGTGGATCTCTGAATCTTAGGTGTTATTACTATAGTCATGAGCGATCTACCCCATTTAGGGATAGTGTCGCTATCATGACCTATGGAGATGACAACATTGGTTCTGTTTCACCAAATGTCACTGATTTCACCATCAAAGGGTGTTCACATTTCTTGGCCGAATTCGGTCAAACTTACACGATGCCCGACAAGGAGTCTGAGCTGTTGGACTTTTTACCAGCTTGCGACTTCGAATTTTTGAAACGTACTAGCATGTACCATCCAAAATTGGGTGTGCATGTCGGTGCGTTGTCAGATAGTTCCATCTACAAATCACTACATTGTTTTATGCGTTGCAAGAATCATCCTCTTACTGAGGAGGAAGCTAGCGCGCAGAACATTGATGGTGCACTACGTGAGTGGTTCAATCATGGCGAAGAGAAGTATGAATCTCAACGAGAACTCATGCAAGAGGTAGCGCGTCGTGCCGGTGTGGATCATATCTGCACAGGCTTGACTACTACCTATAATGATCGTATGCACGATTGGCACCATAACTATGGTGCTGATGAGCAACGAACATTCAATGTTGTGACGCCCTTTTAGGGCAAAATGTCATTTGGGGACATTAAACCCAACCCAGTTTCAAAACTGATGGTCAGCAAAATTGATGCGCACATTGGTTACCAATATAACACACGAGTACACAAGTGTGAAGTATTAGGCTTTGTGCGTATTGGAAGCCCCTTTTTAGGGGAGCATACCAGTGCAAAAAGTGTACAACGGGCGGTAAGTATGAGTCAACTTACTGACCTTGTAAATAAATGGACTTAGTAAATTTAATGTACAAATGAATGTCGGAAACTCCGCGACACAACAGGAGATAACAACTTTTAGTGATGAGAAATCGACTTGGGATTATTCAGTTATGAGCCAACCTGATGCAACCTTTTCCACAGCGGAAACAGGTCAGGATGGATTGGAAAATTTCTTTTCGAGACCCTTGAAGATTCGTGAATATGAATGGGGTACAGGAACTTTGCTGTACCAAAATTTTAACCCGTGGAGTTTATATTTCCAGAACCCACGCGTCATGAATCGTATTGTAAATTACAACAATCTTAGATGTAAATTATGTGTTAAAGTCATTAAATGGTAATGGCTTTCATTATGGACGAGCTATCATGTCATATAATCCCTTATGGAATAGGGACGAAATGACTGTTGATAGAGCGTTCTTTTCTCAAGATATTGTGGCGGCGTCTCAACGCCCGCACATCTTTTTGGATCCAACTACCTCCCAAGGTGGTTCCATGACATTGCCATTCTTTTGGATGTATGATTACCTCAATATCCCCCAGGCTCAATGGAGAGACATGGGAGATATGATCATACATACCTTACAACCACTCAAACATGCTAACGGTGCCTCAGACAGAGTAACCGTCAGTATCTTTGCATGGGCTGAGGATGTGGTTCTAGCTACGCCAACTTCATCAGAAGTTGTTGGCCTTGTACCACAAATGGGAGGAGAAGACGAGTATGGTAAGGGTCCCATCTCTCGTCCTGCTACAGCAGTAGCACGCATGGCCGGAAAATTGAAGAATATTCCGGTTATAGGTGACTACGCTCGTGCCACTGAGATGGCCGCGTCAAGCGTGTCGTCCATTGCGAGCCTTTTCGGGATGTCGCGACCTATATCTGTAGTTGACATTGTACCAATGAAACCCACGTTTGGTGGTAATCTGTCAAACACTAACGTTGGTGATAGCTCGCAAAAGCTATCGCTTGACGTCAAACAGGAATTGTGTATCGATCCCCGAACTGTAGGTCTCGGAGATATGGATGAGATGACTATCACTTCGATAGCTACTAGGGAATCGTACATTACGAATTTCCCGTGGGCTGTTGGTGTTGCACCTGAAACACAATTATTCACTATTGGTGTGAATCCTTGTGTTTGGGCTGCTAATCCAATTACCGTGCCATCTGAAATGCACATGACAGCATCATGTTTTGCTGCAGTGCCTTTCAAGCACTGGAGAGGTAGTATGAAGTACCGATTCCAAATTGTTGCTTCAGCCCACCATAAAGGTAGACTGAAGATTGTTTGGGATCCGTACAGACAGGCCACCAATGAGTATAACACCAATTTTACACGTATCATTGATATCGCTGATTCAACTGATTTCACTGTTCAAATTGGATGGGGTAACAATTCCCCATATCTTGATGTGGCGGCACCTGGAGATCCAACAGTGTCGCCTGTTGGCAAACGAAATGTCGATCAACAACCATATAACAATGGGTTGTACAACGACTTTTCATATTCATTTTACAACGGTTATTTGTCAGTATATGTGGTGAACGAACTCACAGTTCCTAATTCTACCATAAATAATGATATCGCTGTAAATGTTTATGTCGCCGCTGGTGAAGATATCCAGTTCCGAAATCCGAACAACATCTTGAAGAGTTATACACTGGCTCCTTCGCCTGATCTCGTTCCTCAAATGGGTGAGGAGCTCGAATTAGAAGAATTGGATAAACCTATGGACCAGGCCATTTCACAAACTATGGGTAAGGAAACACCCATTACGAGTGGCCACGATCAAGTGTTCTATGGTGAATCCATTACTTCTTTTCGCGCTCTTCTCAAGCGTTATAATCATCACTCCGCCGTCGTTTGGTTCGGTGATGCTGGCGAGAAATTACATCAGTTAACCATGTGCTCATTTCCACTTTATAGTGGATATGTACCTGGTGCTGTGTATCTTCGCAATGGAGAATATTTCACATATGCGAACACAACCCTCTTAAATTACCTTACAAGTGCGTATGGTGGTTATAGAGGTGGTTTGCGTTGGAAATATGTTCTAGAGAGATCATGTGATCCTCGCACAGAAACAACAACGCTTGAACTCGAAAGAGATCCAGCTGGTCTGGCGCCATGGCGTCAGATCACCATCCCGTTACCCACTGGTAACATCACAGAGTGGATGAATATATACAACATATATTGCCTCACAGGCTTATCTGGTGAAATATTCACATCCACCGCCAACAACCCCGTTCTCGAGGTTGAAGTGCCGTATCAACGGCCACACCGGTTCACGCCTGGCAAAATCCTTAACTATACGGAAAGGACTATTGCTGATCGTGAGCTACCTGATTTCGTTAGACTTCAATATCATACCAATTCCAATGCGGCAGATAATGATGTTTTACGAATGTACAACTCGGTAGGAGAAGATTTTTCACTCTTCTTCTACTTGGGACCACCACGATTTTTCGTGAATGTAGTCCCACCCTAAATCCACACGGGGGCCGTGTGGTGCGCTATTTGCGCAGACAATTGCATTGAGATTTGAATATCTCGAGAGTTTTGAACTACCTCTAGTTTAGACAGTAATTGTCTTTGTAGAGCTAGTTATTTTATCTCGAGGGTCCCAAATTTTCAAGTGCGATTGCCTGAATCGTTCACACTGGAGGAGTGTGCCCATATTTATATGGGATCAGGCCCAAACTGC